TCTTCCATGCAAGGAAGCTTTGTGCACGTTAAATTCTTTCTTAAACCTACTATGAGTAAGGAAGAAAATATGAGTAGGGAGGATTTATGAATCTAAAACCTATGTTAGCTGGAAAAGCTACTGATGAACAGATAGAAAAGCTATTAGATAAAGGTCCGATGGAAGTATCACCTAAACTAGATGGTATTCGCTGTATGATTCAGAATGGTGTAGCACTATCTAGATCATTAAAACCTATTCCCAATAAACACGTTCAGTCTGAATTAGGACATAAAGAATTTGATGGTTTAGATGGTGAACTAATCGTTGGGGCACCAACAGATAGTGATGTATATCGTAATACCACTAGTCATGTTATGAGCCACGATAAAGAATTCAAATTTACATTTTGGATATTTGATAGTTTTCTAAAAAAAGAAACTTATAAAAATCGTAGAAAACAAATTAATTTAAACAGTTTTAATACATTTACTCTGAAAATTCTTAGCAGCCAAATTATTTATACTATGGAAGAGCTTAGAGAATACGAAATGGATTGTCTAAGCATTGGCTATGAAGGAGTAATACTCCGAGACCCTAATGCTATGTATAAGCATGGTAGATCCACAGCTAAAGAAGGTGGCTTAATAAAAGTAAAACGATTTAGTGATTCCGAAGCAAGAATACTTGGTATGGAAGAACAAATGAAAAATAATAATGAGAAGAAAGTTAACGAATTAGGAAGAGGTCAACGTTCATCTCATAAAGCTAATAAAACTCCTAAAGGAACACTAGGAGCATTAATTGTAAAAGATGTGCATAGTGGCGTTCAATTTAATATTGGAACAGGATTTAGCGATAACGTAAGAGATCAATTGTGGGAACATAAAGAAGATCTGATTAACACAACTGTTAAATATAAATATTTTGACATTGGTGTTAAAGAAGCACCAAGGCATCCAGTATATTTAGGAATTAGAATTCCGGAGGATATGTAATGAAATTTAAGAACTTACTAATTGGTAAACAATTTGTATGGAAAGGGGACTTATATATCAAATTAAAAAATCCTGCAACCGAACCTTCCCAATGGTCTAGTACAGGTACTCGTTCATTAAATGCTGTTCAACTATCTGGTTATTGTACGGGAAAGTTATATGGATTTAATACTAAAAGTTCCAATAATGACTTCACTCAAATAAGAAATTAAAGTTGCTAATAAGAAAGGAATAAGTAAATGGAAAAAGACCTAGAAGGAATGTTACTCAAAGCAAAAATAGAACTTATGTCTAGGTCTCCTTTTATTTCTACTATCGCATTAAGTCTGCGCCATATAATTACTGATAAATGCGCTACAGCTGACGTCTGCGGAACAACTATTAGATACAACCCATCATTTATAGAAAAACAATCTATAACTCAATTTGCTGGATTAATGGCACACGAATGTTGGCATGTTGCATTCCAGCATATGGCACGTAGAGGCAACAAAGATCCATATACATGGAACGCCGCAGGAGATTATGTAATTAACTACATGCTTACTAAATCAGGATTTGAAATACCTAAAGGGGGATTAGTAAATAATAAATATAATGAAGAGTGGTCAACTGAGCAAGTATATGATGATCTAATTAAAGATCAACCAGATCTAGGAGACTTCATGCTTGACCTACGTGAAGATGAAGAAAATCCTGGAGAAAGTAAGGGCCCTAAAATAGATTCTGAAATAACTAATATTATAGTCAGAGCTAGAACACAAGCTATGGCCTCAGGTAAAAATACTAAAGGAGACATACCAAGTGAAATACTTAGAATTATAGATGAAATATTAAATCCTAAGCTTCCTTGGCAGGTTATATTACACAAATTTTTAGATAGAAGAGTTAAAGAAGAATTTTCTTGGGCACGTAGAAATCGTAGATATAAAGCAGATACTTATATGCCAAGTATGCACAGCCATGGCTTAGGACATTTAACATTTGCTATTGATACCAGCGGAAGTGTAGAAGACAGCCAGCTAAAAGAAATGCTAAGTGAAATCGTAGGAGTTCAACAAACATTTAATCCTGAAAAGATGACCATTATTGATTGTGATGCCGATATTCATCAAATTCACGAAGTAAATCAAGGAACAGATATTATGTCTTTAAACTTTCATGGAGGAGGGGGGACTTCATTTCTACCAGTATTAGATTACGTAGACAAGCACCCTACCCAGGCTCTAATTTACTTCACCGATTTATACGGAGAAGAGGATATGGATCCTGTAGATTATCCTGTTTTATGGATATGTAATTCAGATCATGAACCAGCAACTATTGGGGAAACTGTTTATGTCGATCACTACTGCACTACTATGTAAAGAAGATGCTATTAAAAATAAAATAGGACTACAAAACCATTATTTAAACCGATTAGCAGAAGCAGGAATTAATAAAGGTTCTGTTCTCCCATTACCACTTCTATACAACACAGCTGTAAAAATAGTAGCTAAAACAGGAAAAGCTTACTTGGACAAATTACTCGATAAAATACCCAATACCGTATCTAAGCTGATCATAGCCGATAGTAATTACTTTAAATTTATTACTAAAAAAGTAAAAGTATCGGATCACTATGGAGCTGTATTGAAGGGGGAGTACCCAGGCTACGAAAAGTATGACTGTGTATACATCCCTAATTATAATTCTCTATTTAAACAGCCGGATAATATCAGAATCATAGAAGCAGGCATTAAAGCCCTTACTAATGGCAGTAGTCAGTTAATTAGTTCTGCTGACTATGGATTTGCTCACGGATCAGATAGAGAAATACTAGATCATCTATACAAGCATCCAGTACTGGCGGTAGATATAGAAACTACAGGACTAGATCTGCATGATAGCATCGTATCGATAGCCTTCGCATGGAACAAGCATGAAGGTGCCGCTATAGATATCTCCATTAATGGAATCTACTATCTAAGAGATTTTTTAGAAACTTACAAAGGCAAATTAATATTTCATAACGGCTTATTTGACGTAAAGATGTTAATCCATGAATTATGGATGAAAGACGATACGGATTATGCAGGCATGATGGAAGGTCTGCAGTATTTCAAAACTTTTGATGACACTATGATATTAGCTTATTTAGCTAAGAACGCTACTACGCCTATATCCATAGGTCTAAAAGAGGTAGCTCTAGAATACGTAGGTAACTACGCGATAGAGATTAAAAATATCACTAAGCATTCTAAAAAAGAAATTCTAAAATATAACCTAATAGACGCATTAGCTACTTTTTATACTTGGGAGAAGTACAATAAAGAGCTATCTTCGCGTCCTTACCTAGAAATATTCCAACCTAGTTTATACACTTTAACTAAAATGATGCTAATTGGGTTACCTATGAATTCAACTAGAGTCCAAGAAGTACATTCCATATTAGAAGCTAAGAATAAAGTATTGCACGAGCAGATACAGGAAAACCCTCATATTAAAACATACAATAAAGTACTACAGAAGGAAGCATGCAAAGCAGCTAATGCTAAATTAAAAAAGCTAGTTAAACCTTTAGAAGACTTTCAAGATGTTGAGTTCAATCCAAGTAGTCACCCTCAATTAGGAGACCTACTGTTCGATAAATTAAAGTTACCTATTATAGATAAAACTAAATCAGGTGCCCCTGCTACAGGAGGAGACATCTTAAAAGATCTAAAAAATCATACAGAAGATCAAGATATTCTAGAATTACTGGATTATATACAGGAACTGTCTGAAGTAGATAAAATAGACGGTACTTTTATAAAAGCTTTTATGAAAGAAAGGAATGTCCTGCATGGCAATCTTAAATTAGGGGGTACGCAATCCGGGAGATTAGCTAGTAACTCGCCTAATCTAACTAATCTTCCAGCTCATGGCGCCATGGGTAAGTTAATCAAAAGCTGTATTGAAGCTCCTAAAGGTTGGCTGTTTGCAGGCGCCGACTTCTCCGCACTAGAGGAGAGGATAGGAGCTATTCTTAGTAAAGATCCTAATAGAATTAAAGTATATACAGACGGCTATGATGGTCATTCCCTGAGAGCACAAACTTATTTTGCAGATCAGATGCCGGATATAGACCCAACAGACGTAGCTAGTATCAACTCTATTGAGCATAAATACCCAGAACTACGGCGTAGATCCAAAGGCCCCACATTTGCTCTACAATATATGGGGACAGCTTATACTCTTCATAAAAGAACTGGATTTCCAATGGATCAAGCTATCAAAATTGAACAAGCATTCCATGATTTATACAAAGTATCTAAAGAATTCAATGAAAAGAATAGAGAATTCATGGAGACTCATGGGCATGTAGAATGCGCGTTTGGATTGAAATTAAAAACCCCTATTATATCCCAATGTATTCTAGGAACTTCTAGAACACCTTACGAAGCAGACAAAGAAGCTCGTAGCGCTAATAATGCAATAACCCAATCTTGGGGGATGCTACTAAACAGAGCTATGAATGCTACTAACCAGCGTATAGAAGACGCAGGGTATAGTAAGGATATCCTACCGTGCAACATGATCCATGATGCCGGTTATTTCATAGTCAAAAACGATCCAAAATGCATCAAGTTTCTAAATGATGTACTCATTGAAGAAATGGAATGGAATGATGATGACGCTATAAGGTCTACTGATGTTCCTATGAAAGCATCACTAGAAATAGGAAAGTCTTGGAACACCTTAGTACCACTAAATAATAATGCAACTATAAAGGAGCTAGAAAAATGTCTGAAAGAATTCCGTCTGATGCAGAAGAAATAATTAAAGCCATTACCCAGCAAACTACAGTGCAAGAAATACAGTTAGCTGAACTTAATGACCATATAAATGATGTTAAAAATTACTTAGGAATGATTTCAGGACATCTTAATACTATTGCAAAAATTCAAGCAAGGAACTCATGAACTATTCACAAGATCAAATTGATGCGATAGACGGGATATGTGATACATTAGCTATCCAATCTAATCGCCCATCCATTGCTGTACTTACTGGATCAGCAGGTACTGGTAAGACTACGGTAGTTGGGGAAATTATAGAAAAAATAAAATCCCGATCTCCTATAACTTCTATAGCTCTTTGTGCAAGTACGCATAGAGCTGCTACTGTTTTATCAAATACTATATCCCATAGGATTAAAGTTACAACTGCGCATAAATTATTTAAATTGCGCCCTATAATTAATGACTATGGAAAAGAAACAATAGCAGTAGCCGGAACTTCTACAATAAAACCAGGATCTGTAGTTATAATTGACGAAGCTTCCATGATTGGCACACAGTTCTTAAAATCTATAGTAAATATAGTTAAGACTAAAAATCTAAACGTGATATTCGTGGGAGATGACTATCAATTACCACCGCCATCAGATATTTGTTGTATATTTGATGGATCTTTACCTACTTTTAAACTTACAACTATTCATAGACAATTACATGATAATCCAATTCTAGCTAAAGCAACTGAATTTCTAGAATACATAGATGGAACTAGAACTACCGAGCCGGAAATAGAAACTTGCCTTAATACAAAAGGACAAGGGATTCATATACTGCCACATTCTAAGTTTATATCTACTTTTGTAGGTAAATATCTAAACTATACTACTGGAGCTGAGGTAGACATACCCTTATGTACATATACCAATACATCTGCAATTAACTATAACAATATGATTCGTAAAGCTACGTACTTCTTAGAAGATGTAGTAGAACCTTTTTACCCAGGGGAAAGGTTAATAGCCAATAGCGTAGTTATGGAAGGAGATAAAACAATACTTGCTAATAATGAATCAGTAATCGTTCAGCATTACCAGGAATGCGAAATGTGTGACATTCCCGGATACGATGTAACAGTACGGGGGGACTATTGTGAATACAAAAAAACGGATATTAAAACAGTATTTTCACCAGTAAGCCCCTCTGCTGCTAACAAAGTATTAAAAGAATACAAGAACAATGCTAAAGCAGATAAATCCAAACAAGGATGGGTAGAGTACTATAAGCTTAAAAATTCATTAGCAGATCTACGCCCGCCATTTGCTGGAACAACTCATAAAGCTCAAGGAGGAACCTTTCCAGCTGTATTTATAGATAAAACAAATCTAAATAAATGCCGTAATAAAGCTACTAGAGCGCGGCTATTTTACGTAGCTCTAACTAGAGCTAGTAATAACGTTTATATCAATAGTTAGGAGGAATAATGGGATATTTTTCAGAACTACATCACATATTAGAAGAAGAAAAAAAGCAACATGATGAACCTAGTGACGAGGAGATATGCTTTGTTATGTCTGAGCAAGAACTACAAAGATCTAAGTATCTATGTATAGGGAATAAAGAGGTAGAAGCCAAATGGCTTCCTAGATGGTATGGCGTATCCCATAAGGAGTGCGCTTTTACAAATGAATACCAGCCCGCTACTGCTCTTCATATTGATGCTATCAAACAAAGTAATATAATTCGATTACCAGTATTACCTCAAGGTAGTGACTATAAACAAAAACTTAAAGAACTTAAACTGGAGAAATTACTAAATGGCATTTGAATTTACAAATAATAATAATATTTCGTTACCATTAGCTGTATTTCTAATGCACGATAGCTACGACTATGATAATAGATCTAACGCGATAAGTGCTACAGGGCTATTGAAACCTATACGTGAAATAGTCCTAAGAAAACAGAATCCAGAAGCTCAGAAGACTGTAGAAGTATCAGATCTAATAGCATCTACCATGGGTAACGCTTTACATTCAGCATGTGAAGCTGCATGGTCAGATCGTAATAACGTAGTGAAAGCATTAGAAATGTTTGGAGCAACAGATCACGTTATAGATACTGTTAGAGTCAATCCAGAAGAAGTTAATCCAGGAGAGACTGCTATCTATATAGAGCAACGATGTGAAAGAGAACTTGATGAATTCGTAATCTCAGGTAAATATGACCTAGTTCTAGATGGCGCTGTCCATGATTACAAATCAACAAGTACCTGGGCATATGTCAACCAGAGTAATAGAGAAGACTACATTAAACAGGGTAGTATCTATAAATGGTTAAACCCAGATAAAATTACTAATGATTATATCTATATCCATTACTTATTTACAGATTGGAGTATCGCAGAACTTCGTAAGTTTAAGAAGGAATCCTATAATGCAGAAGAATACCCAAGATTAAAAGTAGCAACTAAAAAGTATTGTCTATGGACTCCAGAAGAGACTGAACTGTGGTTAAAAAATAGATTAACTGAAATTAAAAATGTTTTAGATCTACCACAAGAACAACTTCCAGAATGTAATGACGAAGAACTATGGGTTAGAAAACAAAATGAAAAATATAAATATTATAAAAACCCAGATAAAACTGACAGAGCCACTAAGGTATTTGGCTATGATAAATACGAGAACCCAGAAAATGCGGCTATGACACATAAAGCTGAACAAGGAGTAGGGATAGTGAAACATTTCCCGGCCATGGCAGTACGATGTAGATATTGTTCAGTTCAGCCTATTTGTTCTCAATCTGCAAGTATGCTTATGGAAGGGAGATTGGATCTATGATTGGGGCTATAAAAATTTACGATGGTAATGGAAAATTAAAAAAAGAAATTTCTTCAGAAAAAGCAAACAAAATTTATAACGAACAAAATAAAGAGAATTGGTGTTTATCCCCTACAGAACGTCAATGGTGGAGTGGGTTTAAATTAGAAGATCCAAATCCTTATGTTAAAAAAGGACTTCAACCCTGGAAAAAACGAAAATATAAAAAACAATTACCCACATATAAAATCAATTGCGTGATATGCAATAAAGAAGTGGTAAAAGCCAGTCAAGATGCAAAATATTGTGGCTCTTATTGCTATGGAGTTAGTCGTAGAAAAAAGAGTAACGAACAGTATCAAAAAGCAAAAAAATTAAAATAACAATTAGTTTTAGGTGGGGGCATCTATAGCCTAGCTTTGATAATACTCAAACATAGTACCAGCTATGTATCATACGGCAACGTGTAGAAAAAGAGAGTATTTATGCAGTTATAGATGTCCTTATTTCTTATTTAGGAGATCTTATATGTCCTTAAAAAAATTTCAAAAATGGATAGAAACTTGCCCATTAAAGGAATGGGTCGAGCTTCATAATGATGATCAGTTTATAGTGATTCAATTTAATAAAGAAACTGATAAAAAAGATTGTCCAGATAAATTAGAACCAAATTACTTACCGCAAACTAGTATAGATATATTAAAAAAGAAATATGGCAATAACGGATCTAAAAATTAACCCTACTACAAGGGTGTAAATAGCATGCCCTTGTAGCTCAATTGGCAGAGCAACTGTTGATAGAACGGTGGTAGGTGGTTCGAATCCGCCCAAGGGCACTACTTTAACTAGAGGACTGTTATGAATAAAAAAGACGAAGTAGAAATCAAAGATGAAATCAGAACCATGGCTAGAAATATCATGCCTAAAAGGAAAAAACATAGAGCAGAATATCAAATGACTCTAGGGAGTTTAATTAAAGCATTAAGTAAAGAACGTACAGGTTTACCTGTATATGTTGAATTCCCTTCTATTGTATTTGGCAGTCCTGCACATCCTCATAGCTATTACGGGTACCATACTGATTTAGCATTTGTGCCACAAATGGAAGAAGTAACTGTAGCTCAATTTCTTGAAGTGTGTAAAGACTGTCTAGAAAAATCATTTGTAGCTCCAGACGATTCACAATCAGAATTCTATAGAGATCATACTATGAAAGCTAATACTCCCGTATGGGTATCTAAGTTAGACAACGCTAGTAACTTAGGTATTGTAGATGTTATTTCAGAAAGCGACAGCGTTACTTTAAAAACAGAAGAAATAAAGGAAGAGGAGGCTTCCAATGCCATTAAGCAATGAACAAAAACTAAAGTACATACGAGTAATACTAGAAGGGTGCACAGATGAAGAACTAGAACCTGTACTAGTAGAAGTAGCCGTAGAATTTTTAAATGAACTAGAAGGGAATAAAGATGGACGATCATGAAATGACCGATGAGCAAATCTTGGAAGATAGAGAATCCAAATATGGCCCTCCTAAACGTTGTTTTGAAACATGGGCAACTATGTGTGAAACCCTTAATCAATATGCTAAAGAATCAGGTAATGTAAATCTTCCTCATCTATATTCATTAAAGATGGATTTATTAAAGATTGTGCGCTCCGCATGGAATCCAAATATAGAAGACAACTATAAAGATGGTAGGAACTATTTAACGATAGCTGAAATCTGTTCAAAGAAAGGAACTGATATATGAAAAAATACCATCCGTTTGCGGAGAGAATAGTAGATATCTTAACTAGAAAAGTTAATAACGATAACCGACATTTTTTTAGAGTATTAACCGCATATTATTTATCTAAAGTAGCATCTATGATGCGGTGTAATATTCAGACTAATGACCGAGATATTATTCCGGTTAACACTTATGTATTAAATCTAATGGTATCTGGCACAGGTAAAGGACATTCTACTAATATCCTCGAACGAGAATTTGTAGCCCATTTTAAAAAGGACTTTCTAAATAGCGTATTCCCTAAAGAAGCTGAAAAGAATCTCCAGTTCCTAGCTCAAGAGAAAGCCTCCTGGAAAGTAAATATCGGGCAAACTGTAAGAAGTTTACCTGAAGAATGCGATTTTCAACTAGGAGAGTTTCAAAAAGCTTTTGATAAGCTAGGGGAACTAGCATTTAGCTTCGACAGTGGAACTGCTCCAGCTGTTAAACAAATGCGAGAAAAACTATTATTAGCAGCTGCAGGATCAATGAACCTAGAGTTAGATGAAGTAGGTTCTAACCTATCCTCAAATGTAGACGTATTAAATGCATTCCTAGAATTATATGACGTAGGCTTAATTAAACAAAAACTCATTAAAAATACGCAGGAAAGCGTTAGATCAGAAGAATTACCTGGTAGTACCCCAACTAATCTAATGATGTTCGGTACACCTACAAAACTTCTCGATGGAGGTAAAACTGAAGAAGAATTTAAAGAATTCTTAGAGACTGGTTATGCCCGTAGATTACTATTCGGGTATACAACTGAAAGTCATAGAACTAAATACGAATCTGCCGAAGCACGTTATGCACAAATGATTGATCAGAACTTAGCTGATGAAGTAGCAGATATACAACAGACCTTTGCAAGCTTTGCTAGAAGATCAATTAATACAATTCTTCAAATGTCAGAAAAAAATTCTATCCACTTAATCGAATACCAAATGAGATGTGAAGATTTAGCAGATGACTTAAAAGATCACATGACAATACAGAAAGCTGAATTAAACCATCGTTACTATAAAGCACTGAAACTAGCAGGCGCTTACGCATATGCCGACAATTCTCCAGAAATTACTAAGGATCATCTAGATTACGCAATTAGCCTAGTTGAAGACTCAGGAGAAGCATTCCATAAACTAATGAGAAAACAAGGCCCATACGAGCGTTTAGCTCACTATCTAGCTGATGTAGATAACGAGGTTACTCAGCATGAACTGATGGAGGAACTTCCATTCTACAAGGGATCAGAGGCCCAAAGAAATGAGCTAATGAGTTTAGCCATGTCCTTTGGGTATAGAAATAATATTATAATCAAGAAACGACTATTAGATAATATAGAGTTCTTTAAAGGAGAAACTCTAATAGAGACAGATATGAATAAGCTAACTGTAGCTATTAGTAGAGACATAGCTTATGACTATCAAACTGATCATCCACCATTTAATTTATTACATAAATTAACTACTGCTGAAGGATATCATTACACAGCTCATTCATTTATTAATGGGCATCGTAAGAGTGAGAACGCAATACCAGGATTCGATCTATTAATATTAGATTGCGATGGTGACGTCAATATCAGTACTGCTAAAGTACTTCTAGAAGACTACACGTTCTTAATCTCTACTACTAAGAGACATACTGAAGAAACTAATAGATTCCGATTGATATTACCACTATCTCACAGAATCAAATTAAGCACTTATGATTATTCTAGGTTTATGAAGAATGTATTCGACTGGTTACCATTTCCTGTAGATGAAGCAGCTAAAGATATATCTAGGAAGTGGGCCTCTCACCCAGGCCATTATGAATACAATCAAGGAAGTATTCTTGACGCAACATTATTTATACCAGAAACTAAAAAGTCCGATGAGATGCGAGCTAAAATTACAGCTACTGGCGTAGGTAATATCGAGCGCTGGTTCATAAACCATACAACTACAGGTAATAGAGCTAACCATCTCTATCGATACGGAATGGTATTAGTGGATGCTGATATGGCACTAGGAGATATAGTAGATAAACTAGAAAGTTTTAATAGTAAATTAGAAACTCCTTTACCTGAAGAGCAGTTTAGAAACAGTACTGTTAAATCTATAAGTAAAGAATATCAGAAAAGGAAAACTATAACATGACTATAT